TTCATATGAGTATATAATATCAGATATACAATTAAAATTTAAAGGATCTAATGATTTTGAAGAATCAGATTATCCCACAGCAAATGATTACGATCAAAAAGTTAAACAATTCTTTTATCACAGGGCCAGTAATCCTGTGAGGAAAAAATACGCAGAGCATATAATTGAAAATGAAATTCTTTAAAAATAACAGTAAACCAATAGGATGGCTGGCTAATATCATCACCGTTGTTGGTGTTGTATTCACTAGTCTCGACGTGTATCCGCTCAACATTATTATACTATCAGTAGCCGGTGTATTTTGGGTCATAACAGGCATACTATGGAAGAAACCAGAGTTATGGACATTGAATGCCATAATATTATTCATATATCTTTATGGGTTAATTAGATGAGTAAACTTAAAGTCAGTGAAATATTCTATTCAGCACAAGGTGAAGGACGCTTCATTGGTGTTCCTAGTGTGTTCTTAAGAACCTTTGGTTGTAACTTTACCTGTGGTGGATTTGGTATGAGTGATCGTACACAGATGAGCACAGAGCGTGAGTTCATCGATCCAACAAAATATCGTATATATGAAGACTTACCGTTAGTAAACACAGGCTGTGATAGTTACGCTAGTTGGGATCCTAAATTCAAGAACTTCAGTCCGCTATTAACTACAGATGCTGTAGTCGAGCGTATGCTAGATCTAGTGCCCAGCAACAGTTGGGTCATGCCCAACGGCAATGACACACATCTGGTTATTACAGGTGGGGAGCCGTTGTTGGGTTGGCAACGTGCTTATCCAGACTTGCTAGCTCATCCAGATATGTATAATCTAAAAAATATTACATTTGAAACAAATGGTACTCAAGAACTACACGAAGACTTTGTTACATATCTTAAAGTATGGAAACGTGCAGGGCGTGAGATCACATTTAGTGTTAGTGCTAAACTAAGTGCAAGTGGTGAATCGTGGGCTGACGCAGTCAAACCTGAAATCGTTAAGAGTTATGAAAAGGTTGGAACCGCATATCTTAAATTTGTAGTTGAAAAGCCTAGTGACTTTGACGAAGTAGATCGTGCAGTATCAGAATACAGGCGGGCCAAGTTCAAAGGTGTTATATACATTATGCCAGTAGGCGGTGTGGTTAAAGTCTATGATGGCAATAAATTTAACGTAGCTGATGAAGCCATGCGTCGTGGTTATTATTACAGCCCAAGATTACATGTTGATCTTTGGGGTAACAGTTGGGGCAAATAAAAGGAAAATATGAGCTATCTATTTACAAGTGAAAGTGTTAGTGAAGGACACCCAGATAAGGTAGCAGACGCTATCAGTGATACGGTGTTGGATTTAATGATGCGTGAAGGCAATACTGCCTATCGTTGTGCTTGCGAAACATTGGTAACAACTAATCAAGTGATCCTGGCTGGTGAATACAAAGGCATTTACAATCATCTAGAAGTTGAAAATGCTGTACGTCGTGTCATACGCGACATTGGCTATGAGCAAGATGGATTCCATTGGGAAACCGTTGACATTAAGAACTACATGCATGGACAAAGTGCTGATATTGCCTTAGGTACAGACACATTTGGTGCTGGTGATCAAGGACTTATGTTTGGCTATGCTACTAATAAAACTCCTAACTACATGCCACCAACTATCTACTTCAGTCACAAAATTGTAGAAGCATTGACAAAGTTACGAAAAGAAGGTGCTACTTGGTTAGGCCCTGATGCTAAATCGCAGGTAACATTAAAGTTTAACGATGATCACTCACTAAGCCATGCTACTAAGATCGTATGTTCGACACAGCATACAGAAGCAACAGATATTGCTACTGTGCGTGCTAACGTAGAAAACATTATTAGAACTATCTTACCAGCAGAGTTAATAACTGATGAAACAGAGTTCTTAATCAATCCAACTGGTCGCTTTGTCATTGGTGGTCCAGATGGTGATACGGGCCTAACAGGACGTAAGATTATCGTTGATACCTATGGTGGTAGTTGCCCGCATGGTGGCGGTGCTTTCTCAGGTAAGGATCCAAGCAAAGTGGATCGTAGTGCAGCTTATATGGCTCGTTATCTTGCTAAGAATATCGTTGCCAGTGGCAAGGCTACACACGCTACGGTACAGTTAGCTTATGCTATTGGTGTAGAGCAACCTATGAGCGTATATGTTGACAGCGATGGAAATAATTTTGAGCTTACCTCATGGATAACTACTAATGTAGACCTAACCCCTAAAGGCATTATTAATAGATTTGATCTATTCCGCCCTATTTACAGTAGCACAACTAACTACGGACACTTTGGTAAACCTGGTTTACCATGGGAAGAGTTAGATCTATTCAAGGATTAATATGATAAAGAAATTGATCAATAGTTTATTTGGTACTAAACCTGAAGAGCCAGTTATCAAGAATCAAAAATCCAAAAAGACTCCAAAAGAACTAGCCACAGACGCAGGTGAACCATGGGTAGAAGTGATTGGTATTGATATCGATAAAGATAATCCAGGTGCAGGTAGTTTTGAATTAGATTGGAATGATAAATTCGTAGCTAATTTAATCCGTGCTGGTTATCAAGGTAAGACAGATCAGGACCTAGTAGACAATTGGTTCCGCAGTGTTTGCCAAAATGTTGTCTTAGAAAACTACGAGCAAGAGCAAGCGGACCCAGATAATCGCCCAAGTAACCGCCGTGATCTAGGCAATGGCAGAACGGAAGTAAGTTGATCCTGTACGTCAATGGTGACAGCCACAGTGCTGGTGCTGAAGCAATAAATTCTCATGCATTTGCTGAAGATGATTATAGTCTTCAATCCCATGGACGTAAGCCTCATCCAGACAATCTAGCAGTAAGTTATGGACAGCGACTAGCAGATAATCTAGGCTATGATTTAATTTGTGAGGCCGAAAGTGGTAGTTCAAACGAGCGTATTATACGTACCACACGTGAATATCTTTCTAAAGATAACATTCCAGAATTAATTGTAATTGGTTGGTCGACTTGGGAAAGAGAAGAATTTCTGATAGATGGGGTTTATTATCAATTTAGCGGAGGGATACGTGGGATTGGGTGGTCTGATACTATTAAAGAATTGTATAAAAATTGGGTCGTAGATGCACAGCCGTATAAACGTGCTGATTTTTGGCACGAGCAAATATACAAATTCCATCTTGAACTTTTAGATAAAAATATTAATCATTTATTTTTTAATACACACACTGCATTTAATCATGATTTTATCAAATCCATTGATTGGCAGCATAATTACATTGGTCCATATCAAGATGATTATACCTATTCTAATTGGTTAAAAAATCAAGGATGTACAACCGTAAATCCAAATAGTTATCATTTTGGTCCAGATGCCCATCAGGCCTGGGCAAATCACTTGACAAAAATCATAAAAGAAAGTATAATGGTTAAATGAGATATCTATTAGTTGACACAGCAAACACATTTTTCAGAGCCCGGCATTCAGCACATCGCCAAAGTGATACCTGGGACAAGCTGGGCTTTGCTATCCACGTAACTCTGGCAAGTATAAACAAATCATGGCGTGATCAAAAGGCTGATCATGTTATATTCTGTTTAGAAGGACGTAGTTGGCGCAAGGACTTCTATGAACCCTATAAGAAAAACCGTAGTGTAGCTCGTGCGGCACTAACAGAAAGCGAAGCGGAAGAAGATCGGTTATTTTGGGAAACCTTTGATAACTTAAAAACATTCGTCGCAGAAAAGACTAACTGTAGTGTCCTTCAACACAGTGAATTAGAAGCTGATGATTTGATCGCAGGTTGGATACAGAGCCACCCAGATGATCATCATACTATCATATCCAGTGACACAGACTTTTATCAACTCTTAGCAGACAACGTTAATCAATACAATGGTATCAGCGATGAGCTCCATACCTTAAAAGGCATCTTTGACAAGAAAGGCAAACCAGTCATTGACAAAAAGACCAAAGAACCTAAGAAGATCCCTAACCCACAGTTTATACTTTTTGAAAAGTGTATGCGTGGTGATCCTACAGACAACGTATTTTCAGCATTTCCAGGCGTGCGCACCAAAGGCAGTAAAAACAAAGTAGGTCTTGAAGAAGCCTACAGTGACAAAGATAAGAAAGGTTATAATTGGAACAACATGATGCTACAACGTTGGGTTGATCATAACGGCATCGAACATCGTGTGTTAGATGACTATGAGCGTAATCGTGTTCTAGTTGATCTAACAGCACAACCAGATGCGATAAAGATTAAGATGGCAGAAACTATAGCGGCTGCACAAGTGCCCAAGAACATGCCCATGGTTGGAGCACAGTTCTTAAAGTTCTGTGGCAAGTATGACCTGGTTAAACTCAGTGACAATGCCACTGCGATCAGTGAATGGTTGATGGCTAGTTATCCGCAGAAAGAACATGCATGATCACAGATGATAAGTTCCTAGCATTAGATTTAGAATTAAATCAACCGTCAGGTAAGATCATACAGGTTGGTGTTGCTATAG